CTTCTTTATTTTCATCAAGAATTTCATCAGATACATTTTGATTTTTTGGTTTACGTCCACGTTTTTTTTTCATATTATTTTATATTTTGTTATTTTAGTTTCTATTTGTTCTTTGTTGTAAATTTCTATTCGCTTATTGAAATGTTTTTTTCCGTAATATAATTGGTCGGCTAAATCTATAAGCATTAGTTTTTGTTTGTTAGGATGTAATCTTAACCCACGACCTATGCTTTGCAATAGACGAATCTTAGCTTTTCCTGCGTTTGCCAAAATAATATTATGCAAATTCCGAATATCCACTCCAGTTGCAAAAATACTACTTATAGCAATACATATGACATCATTTTTTGATTCCATAAGCTTTCTGATTTCATTTCTAGATTCAACATCCACTTCTCCTCGTATAAAAAATACCTTTTTGTTCTCACATGTTCTTTCTAAAATGTTTTCCAGTTCTAATCCGTGTTGAATTCTATCAATAAGAACCAGGGTGTTATTTTGTAAATTACAACTAAGTGTGCTTATTATTTTATTTCTGGAATTGTTTTCAACAAGAAATTCATATTCTTGCCGATAACGCTTCAAATCGTCAGGAGGAAGCCATTCTGGTTCATTTTCATAGTTTAATTCAATCACATTACAAATCGCTGACGACAAATATTCTTTCAAATCAACAGATGTTTTTTTGTAAATTACAGGACCGATCTTTCCTTCAATACAAAGTACATTTTCTTTTTCATCTGGTAGGGTTCCTGTAAATCCGAAACGAATGGATGCGTCCATTTTGTCTAAAATTTTATTTATTTTATTTCCTCTTTTATATTTGTGAGCTTCATCCATCAATATTGCATCACAATCATCTATTTTCTCAGTTCCTCTGGCATTAAGAACACCCATATTAGCAATGACAATTTCACAATCACCATCAAAATCATGTTCTCCTGTATATTTTTTAACATAATTCTTAACTCCACTTTTTTTAAATTCGTCATAAACCTGTTCAACAAGTCCCAAATCAGGTTCTATGACCAATATTTTTTTGGCCATGTTGTTTTTAATTAAATTATGACAAATAACAGCCATGCCATAAGTTTTCCCACCTCCTGTTGCCACTTCAAATATTCCCCTACCAAATTTGAATGCCTTTTCACACATTTCCTTTTGATAGTCCCTGGGTTCATAATTTAAATATTCAATTTCTATATCGGATTGAATGGGATTGGCTTTTTTTAATACTTCTTTATCCACAGAAATGTCATCCAAGCCAAGAACCTCTTTCATATATTTGTAAATGGGAAAGAAAAGACCCATATCAAATCTGCCAGAAGGAGTTATAGAATAAAGACGATCCGCAACAAAATATCCTTTTCGGCGCATATGTCTTGCATTTTTATTTTCACATGAAAAATGATTTCGAATCATCCTTATATGCGGAGATTCTATCATTCCAAATCTTTTGGATTTTTCCAAGAATATGGTGTTCAATTTGTTTCGAGTTTGATTAGTTCCACCAAGTTTTTAATGTCATAGCTTGCAGAACTTAAAATCTTTTCAGATTTTTCACAAATCTCAAGAACCACTTCACAATTTCTAATTTTGGAATCTATATCAGCTATGGTTTCGTGGTCTGATGCCAGTTTTTCCGCAGCAGGAACGGACAATCTGATAGCAGATTCTTTGTTGATTTCATCTACAATAGTTCGAATTGTTCGTTTGCGTTCTGTATACAAATTGCCAAGTTGCATCTTGGTGCGTATGAAAATGGTAGCATAACGATGTTTAATGCTGGGAAGCATTAATTGTTTTTCTTTCAAATTCAATTCATCAAACTGTAAAAATTGTTTTATTTCTTCTAATAGTTTTTCAGGGTCCATTATTCATAAATAGTTTATATGGGTCTTTTTTCAAATATTTTTGTTAAAATGCTGTCCGAAGATAACGTGGCCGGAACAGGTGGTGTATTTGGATCAGGTCCAAGCATAGGAGGGATTTTTAATCCTCCTGGAACTATTTCCAGTGGAGACAGATATGCACCAGGAGATGCCAGAATTCCTTTTGCATTTGGAGCAACTAAAATTTCAAAAAAAGGTAAAAAGAAAAAGAAAAAAACAAAGATTTTGATACAAAGACGGGGAATGTAATTCATGAGTGATCATGGTCACTGGATTTGTGAAAAATTTGAACCTGAAAGTTTTGGGTTCATTTATTTGATCACCAATATAAAAAATAATAGAAAATATATTGGAAAGAAACAGCTACAATTTAAAAAAAGCAGAAGATTAAAAAGCCGCAAAAATAGAAAAGTATCATATTCTGAAAGTGATTGGAAAACTTACACTGGAAGTTGCAGGGAATTAAATGAAGATATAGAAAAATATGGTAAAGAAAATTTTACTTTTGAAATTTTAATGTTCTGTAAAAACAAATGGGAGCTTGGATATGAAGAGATAAAGTTGCAAATTCAAAACGAAGTGATAAAAAATAAGCAATACTACAATGGAATACTTAACTGCAGACTTGGAAAGCCCCGGGAATACTGGTTCCAAAATGAAAAAGAAGGATAATATTGTTTTTATTGATTTTTGGGATGCTTTTTCAAATCGTATTGAAAAAAGGATTTTGGATTCATGTCACAATTTAAAATTGTTGGAAAAGCCTCTGAATAAAAACAAGGATGCAAAAAATATACTGGTTTATCATTTGGCTAATCTGCTTCTTTCAAATTTTGTAATCAAGCGTCAAAAAGAGGATATTGCTTTCATATTGACTGAAAAAATAAGTGATGATTTGGAAATCACAGAATACTTTGAAGATGCTGAAATATATAAAATATGTTTGAATATTCTTAAAAAATTTGAAAAATATCTTAATTATACTCTTATAGAATATGAAGGAACGTTTGAAAATTTTGGTAAATTGATATCTTCCGACAAGCTGTTTTATAAAAAAATTGCTTCTAAAATTATAAATTCAATATTGGCTCAAAGTAGTAAAAATTTCAGTATGAAAGACATACAAAAGATTTTTAAACAATATAACGTGTCCAATTCTGTTTTAAAACGAAATTATACTATGAAATTAGAGTAAATAATCTTATATGTCTCGATTCCAAAGTCTTTTAGAACAAGAATATCTAAAATTAGATATCAAAGAACACGAATTAAACGAACTGCAAAGGAATGTTGTGGACAAAATGATTTCATCTGGGAATGCAAAATACGATGGTATTCAAAAAATGAATGCAGTTGTCAGCTATGATATGGATGGAAAGAGCGGAAAAATAAAAATTGATCCTTCCGGAAAAATATCAAAACACTCTGAAAAATCAGAAGGTGAAGATGAAGAAGAAAATAAAACTTCAATGACCGATGATGATTTGGGTGTTGTAAGAAAACTCATGAGCAATCAAGACAAAAAAATTGTGGATACTGCTGTAAAAGGAACTGTGAATGCTTTTGTTGGTAAATTAAATCAAATCAACCAAAGATTGAGTAAAATTAAATGAAATTTAATGATATTTTAAAAAAGAAATATTCTCTTCTAAATGAAGCACCTCCTGCAGACCTGGATGCAATTGAACCAGAAGCTACACCGGAAGAAACTGCTTCTGAACAGCCAGCCCCTGAACAAAATAAGATGGATACTCAAGGTGTTCAATATCTTGTGGATTTGATAAGAAAAGCTCTTTTAATTGACAAATTGGATGATAAAGAAAAAGCCAGTTTGTTGAATTTAACTGTAACTGCAGAAAACGCTTTTAACAATCTAGAGAATATAATTTTGCCTATACTAAATAAATATATTCCTGATACAAACGCTTGAAATTACACCTTTTCATGTAATATAAGTTTATGGCTAGACCTATTAAATTTGTTGCAGCTGGTGATATTCATGGAGACGAAGCAGATCCTTTTGCATTAAAATGTTTATATAATTTTATGCGCGATTATAAACCGGATCTTACGGTTTGTATCGGTGACGTTTGGGATTTCCGGGCAATTCGTAAAAATGCAAGCGCTGACTATGAAGAAAGTCAAAGCATGGAAGAAGATTGGGATGCAGGTAAAGATTTCTTCAAAAAGTTTTTTTCATTCGGTCAAGAGCGTGTATTTTTACGGGGAAATCATGACGAAAGAATTTATGATCTTTTAGGTAATGCAGGAAGTGGTTTGAAAAGAGATTATGCATCACAAGGAACAGCCGAAATTGAAGATCTTGTTAAAAAACATAGAGTTCAAATGTTTCCATATGATTCGAAACAGGGTGTCTACAAGTGCGGATCACTTTCATTTGTTCATGGTTATGGGCACAACATTCATGGTTCTAAACAACATGCAGACACTTATGGAAACGTTTTATTTGGTCATACACATGCAATCGATTATTTCCGTAGCGTAAGCATTGATGTACGAGAATGTTGGAACATAGGTTGTCTTAGCAGTTTGAACCCTAGCTACAATAGAAATCAAATGCGTCGTTTAAGATGGCAACATGGATGGGCATTTGGTCTTATTCATGGTGACGGAACCCATGAAGTTTATCAAGCAAAAGAGCGTAATCGTAAATATATCATTCCTACAAATATAAAAGTATATAGTTGACAATCGTTTTGTATCCGATATTATCGGGTTATGAGTAACAAGAAATTCAAGATAAAAAATCTTCAAAAAGATGATTGGTCCAAGTTTCTTTTTCAAGAAATGCGTAAAGACGAAAAACGTCCAAATGGTTCTGGATGGATGAATATAAATCAAATTCATAGTACTACTAATAAATCACTGAATATGATTCGTCGGGCCATTTCTCAAATGATTCAGAAAAAAGAATGTGAAATGTTTGTTGGTAATATAAGATCGGAAAACGGATATATTACAAAAGCTGTCTGGTATCGTTTAAAAAATGATACTTGGAAAAATATTTTTGAAAAAAATTTACATAAAATAAAAAATCAAAGAATTCCTAATGGTAAAAATTGGTTTACTGTTGGTGAACTAACACAAAAAACAGGCTTGGCCCGAACAAAAATTTTAAGACTTATTAGAGAAAATAAATTGAATAAACAAATTCAAATTTTTGATGGATATAAATATGATAGCAAAAGAAAATTTTTAACTCGTAAAATCTGGTATAAATTATGTCTAAATGGGTTAAACAGTTAGAATCCATAGTAAGAAAAAAAGAACTAAGACCATCTGGTAATTGGAAAACCAGACTGGAAATTATGGACATTATCAAATGTAGTGCAAATTCTTCTATTAAATTTTTAAAATGGTGTGAACAAACAGAAAAAATTAAAAAAAATGTGGGAACATCATTAACATGCAGGAAATCTATTACTAGTAAAATTTTCTATAAGCCACTTAAAAAAAATTGGCCAGGTCTTTACTATGATTATGCTAAAAGTCGTCAAAAACTTCCTAAAGGTAAGAATTGGAAAACACACATTCAACTTTGTAGAGAAATGAAAATTAATCAAGAAGTGGCTCGTCGTGCTTTATATGTTTTAAGACAAAATAATAAAGTAGAAATTTTTAAAGGTAGTATTGTTGATCAAACCGGACATATAACTTGTATAAAGTTTTATCGTCTTAAAGAATAGTTTCCAAAACACGCAAAATTACCTTTTTGCGTATATCGGGACCTTGCAAACCCTTTAAAAACGTCAGAAACTCGTTTAAAACTTTCTCTGGATCATTTTTAATGACAGTAGGCATATTGGGAGAAGGATTTAAATTGGTGTTGGCTTGAGGTCCAAGCCCCAGATTTTCACAATAAAGATCTGCCATTTTACGCATATCGTCACTCATACTCATATAAATATTTAGTAAATCATGATTAGTTTTAAAAATATAAAAACTTTTTTAACCGAAAAGCTTGTTTTGAAAAAAAGACAAGGACCAGAAGGTAAAACAATATTTATAGCAAGCAGTGATCTTACAGATGCAAAAGCTGCTGGTAATGAGACATTTAGCAATAAAGATTTTATCAAAACTTTGGGTTTTAAATGGAATGCCCTGGAACGTCGATGGGAAACAGCTCCTTTAGATGAAACTCAAGCCAATGATTTCGTGAAAGATATAATTAAGAAATTTAATGAGTTTAACAAAGAAGAAGCATCAGCAGAAGCTGCTGTAACAGAATTTAGTGGTGAAAACCTGGAAGATCGTTTTAAGAAATTTGTTGAGCTTTTAAAATCAGGCATCATTAATGTAAAAAATAGCAAAGAGTATCAGGAATATGTTCAGTTTCAAAAGCGATTTCGCAATTATTCTTTCAACAATCAAATACTCATTTTCTTGCAACGTAAAAATGCCACAAAAGTGGGCGGAAAAAACATGTGGTATCGTCAATTTGGACGCAAGATCAAAACAGGTGAAAAAGCCATTTTAATTTATGCTCCTATCATGGTCAAAAATAAAGATCAAGAAGTTTCCGTTGGTGAAGATCCAGCATCAGGTGTTCTTCAAAGAATAACTAGATTTCGATTGGTCCCTGTTTTTGATATCAGTCAAACCGAACCTATTCCTGGAAAAGAAAAAGAAATGCCCGAAGAAATTCAATGGTATGATGATACACCATTAGATGAGCGTATGCGTGTAATTTTTGATGCTGTTAAACAATATGCAAGTGAAAACAACATTAAAATTGATATTAAAAGTGAAGATGAACTGGGTGGTGCTCGAGGAGTTAGCAAGGGTGGAACCATTGAATTGATAAGTGAGAATTTGAGTACATTGGTTCA